AAGCCTACTACATTACTTCCAACAATAGACACATTAATAGTGGCTGCAATTGCGTCTCTCATCGTTGTGTTTAACGTAGTGTCTACGTAAGTTTCTGGTGTAAGGCTGGTTCTAAATGAAGTAGAGTCGGTAGCTACTGCGCTAAACAATACAGGTTGATACCCATACGCAACGGCGTAAATACTAAACGTGTCCGCTTGTTGTACCTCTAAACTCCTCGCTGTATTTTGTACAACCCAACCCAAGTCTACTGAGCCATTTTTAATAACATACGTAGACAAAGCAAGGCTATTAGCGGTTGTGATTGTTACTACAGCGACTACAGTTACATTAGTACCAGCGGTGAAGAACGGCGAAGTTCCCGCCTTAATAACTTTAACCTGCGCTGTGCCGCTATTACTAATAGTGCCTGAAATAGTGCTGTTGGTTATGGTTACAGTAAGTATTGAGTTAGTGTTGTAGGTTAGATTGCCCGTAATGGTCATGCCCGATAAATTGCCCGGGGTAATCTGTAATACGTTTGCTGTAATAGCGGTGTTACCAAAGGTAGTTGGTATTGTTACTGTACTAGACGTAAACAAAGACCCTGTAATAGTTGCACCGGGAGCAAGGGAGGACCCGGCATTAAATGTTAATGAACTGCCCGTAAATGTCCAAACTGAACCACTACTAACTATCTCTACGGGGTACGAGCCAGCCGATGCTGATGTACCTGCTTTGGTAATAATTCTTGCGTAAGGTATGCCTGCGTTGGTTGTCTCGTAGTAAGCTGCGTAATCGTACAGCGTATCCATATTGGGTAAAGATGTATAGGCCGCTACTGTAGCCTTAGTTGCCTGAGTAATAAATGCGTCTGCTACTAAGGTTACTGTAGTTGTAGTTATGGCCGCAGCTGGAGAATGTGTGCCTGTCTGCGCTGTATATCCATATCTTGCTACCTTCCAAGTCCAAGTACCAGTTTGCCCCGTGGTGTCTAAAGTGTAGCTAGTAGATGAAGACGCAACATACGCAACTTGCGTACCTGAGCCGTCAGCCACATAAATCTGTGAGCCAGCTGTTAAGCCGTTAATATTTAATGAAGTAACAATTCGCTTAGTAACGTTTGAACCTGTAGTTCCAATTGTGCTATTGCTTGTGCTGATTGTGACTGCGCCTGTTCCTGAGTTACTTACTGTCCCTGAAATTGAGCAATTTGTAAATGTAACCGTAATTGGTGTATTAGTGTTGTAAGTTAAGTTACCGGTAATTGTTACGCCTGTTAAATCTGTGGGTGTTGCCTGAGCTACGTTAGCTGTGACTGTGTTGTTAGAAAAGACTGCGCCATTGGCTAAAGTTACTGCACCTGATGTAGTTAAGCTACCTGTGAAGGTAGATGACTTAGCTGTAATTGTTGAGCCAGCAAAAACAAAAGGTGTTGCTGCAGTTGCATCAATAATAACGTTGTAAGAGCCTGCAGTAATTGTATTACTTGCACGGGTGACGTATGTTGCAGTCTGACCTGCAAAGTTTGTCCACAAATAATATTTAGCATAATCGTAGAACTGCTGCGCTGTATCTAATGTAGTATAAGCCGCTACAGTTGCCATAGTAGTTTGCGTAATTGACGTATCTGTTAACAAAAGATAAGTAGCATTTTTAGCTGCAATGGTGTTGTATAAACCTGTTGCGCTATTATATGCGTACAAGTCTGGGGTTTGTTGTGCGAGGTTATGCTTGTAAGTACAAGAGTAAAACACTAAGTTTTGGCTTAATGCGCCTCCGTTACCACGCCAATCTGTAGTTAAAGTGGAACTTCCGGTGATCGGTTGCCAAAAAATAGCAGAAATAATTGAGGGGAAAGTAAAAGTACCTGAAGCGCTAGTAGTTCCTGTGTAAGTTAAATCACCAGTTGTAGCAATTTCAAACCCTAAACCAGCTCCGTAGTTTGCAGAACAACGACTTCCGTTGTTTGAGTCTTTTGCCCACAATTTCATGTCCTGCACAACACCAACAGAATCTTGCGCCGTGACGACTAAAGAATTTGTCAGAAGAATTTGCGAATTTAAAGTAGAACTGCCAATGTTATTTGTTGCAAGGCCTGCGGAACTTTTGTTAGAAACAAAATTCAACATTTGAAAATATTTCAAACTGGCATTAACGGTTCTAAATGCAGGGGCGTTACCAAAGTCTTGTAGTCCAGCATAAATTGGGTTGTTAACTGCGTTACCAGAAGCGTTATTAACTGCACCTGCAGCACCTACGCTAATGTAGTTATTAATGTTTGTTGTGTTACCCAATACCCGCAATCCACACCCATAGCCCGCCCAGCTATTTATTGTAAGTGTTGAAGCATCTAATTGCGTTGTAAATTGTACGTTTGCGCCTACTACGCTGGCGTTTACAAAAGCGCCGTATTGAACTGTTGTATTCCCCTCTAAAATAAAAGTAAGAGGCGATGTAGAAGCCGATAAGTTAAACTCAATGTTACCTTCAAAAACTGAAGTAGAAGCGGCAGTTGTACCAATAAGGTTTCCTACTGTACTAGAACCAGTTGGCGCACCTTCAAATAAAATTGAATAATTTGGCGAATGAAAAGAATAACCGCCAGTTGTTTGAGAAATGGAATTATTAAATGTTCCGCTAATTGAAAAAACTGACTGGGTTGTTGAAGCAGTAAGAAGGGAGTTGGGGTTTAAAAATCTAAGTCTATTAAATAGCCTATTAATTGTTAAAGTACCAGTAACAACAAGCGATGCACTGGTGATTGTCCAAATACCTGCGGTTACTGAAGGGCTTGTTGTCACACCCGGAACACCTGTTAAACCAGCTAAACTAGTATCTGTACCCGATTGGGTAATTATGGGTATCCTTGCACTTATTTGATATGCCGATGCTGTAACTGCCGTAGCAAAAGGTGTAGTAAATGCAACGGATGTAGTACTAACAAAAGTACCAATAATACCCCATTGAGAACCTACAACAATAATTTTTCCGATGTCTGTGGATGCAAAAGACGTACCCACTCCGGTAACAACTGCGCTACCTTGAGCAACGGTAATTGTTCCTGCTCCGGCGGATGTTCCTAGTGCGAATGCCATTTAGAGCGTCACCTGCGTAATTGAGGTCAACACACCACCAGTGTAGTTAAACGTTTTGCGGATGGTGTTAACTAAATTGTAAAAATCCAATTGTGTCAAAACGCCGCCCGTATATGTTAGTGTTTTAGTCTGTCCACCACTATATGCAACACTGGTCAATAATCCAGAGGTATAAGTAAAAACCGGATTAATTGGAGAGTTATTACCGCTGCCAGATACTGTTAAGTCTGTATTCCCGACGCTATCCAGTACAATATCAATACTATTGTCAGTCGAGATAAGCGTCTGGTTTACATAACTTACTTGGCTAACGCTCACGGGTTACCCCCCTAGAGCATCAGCAAACTTTTTAGCTTGCGCAGTAATAGCGTCCAGTTTTTTCTGTAATGTTGCAATTTGTGTTTCTAAATCTGTTTTTTGTGCTACTAATGCCGCTGTGCTTGCATCAAGCTCAGACTGTAGCTGTGTTGTCTTGTTAGCTAAATCAGCTTGTTTTTCTGCAAACGCAGCCTGTGCGTCTTTGGTTTGAGTGGCAATAGATGCCAAGATTTGAGCAACTTGCTCTTTAGCTTGGCTTTTTGCCTCAGCAATATCTTTTTGTCCTTGACTTTTTGCCTGCGCAACTTCTTCGTTTGCAGTTTGGGTCTGTGCTTCGAGATCAACAATTTTATTTGTTAACTCGTCAAACTTGACTTTTAATATTGCCGTATCTGTTAAAAGCGTGTCTTGTAATACTGTTGCGTTGCTAAGAACAGATAACACTTCGTTGGCTTGACTCAATGCTGTTATGATTGGGTCCAAGGTTCTTTGGGCGTTATTTAACGCACCAAAGGCCTTGTCTATGTCTTGTTTATTCATTTTAATATCCTGCCTGAATTACCGTCATTGTCACACTGCCGGAGGTGTACGCCGTCACAGTAAGCCGAACTGCGGTTACTGGGAATGCGTAGTTACCATCTTTACTGGTGGTTTGCGCCACAACCGTAGCGTTAGAAAACCAGTTTGCAGTACTAGCACTAAATGTAGGCGAATACACGTCATCAAATGTGTGTTGTACTGTATATGTTAAAGATGCTCCGGAACTTATGCTGCAGCCAATTCCGACGTTAAAAGGATCTGCGTTTACACTAAGGGGGATAACAGCAGAGCTAGACTGGCTAGATACTGTTACTCTGACTGGTCTACCCATGATTAAATCCCCTAATTAAGAGTTAGTGTAGCCAGAACCATAAGCATTAATAGAACCGTCAGGGTTACGTGCAGTATACTGAACATCAAATGTGCCAGCGATTGTGCCGGTGATTGCGCTAATAGTTGCCTGTGTAAATACAAGGGTTGCGTCTGCTGTGCCTACGTTTGCTAATGCAGCGGCTGCTGCGGCAGTATTAGTGAAAGATATACCAATACGACCACCAGTTGTTGTTGGGGTAATTGTACCAACGTCAACACCGCCAACGCTTACAGTAATAACACCGCCGGTTAGGGCTGATGGGGCTGTTGTCTGGAAAAAGAAAACGTGGTTAATAATTGAGCCAGCTGGGACAACAAATAGGCTGGTATTGGTCTGGCCTACGTCAGCTGTTGTCAATACGGTAGCGCCGGATGTTGTGGCAGAAATGGACGGGAGGAGGTACTGCTGTTGAGCGACTTGCGCTGCGCCAGTGTTATCTGGGGCGATTGTGCCGTCGTTAGTTGGGTTGTTGCGCTTAAATACGCGGAGGGGGGTTGTAAATGTAGATGACATTTAGGGTGTTTCCTTATCTTAGTGGGTATCCCAAGCTGTCTCTAAGTCGTCTCACCGGGAAGTGTCGGCGGTCAGAATGGGATTTATCTTCCTACATATACTAATGCAAACAAAACCAAAAAACCGCCCTAGATAGGGAATTTGTTGGATTTTTTGACGTTGTCTGAGCCAGGGATGACTCTAAGGTTAGAAAAGACATGCAAGCCTGATACTTTACGGCCTTGAAGTGGAATAATATGGTCTACGTGGTGGGGGGTGCCAGATGCCTGGGTAAACATAGCGGCTAGTTGATATTTGGCAATAATGAGGTGTGCGTTGGGGTCCCAAATTGGGGTGCGTTGAATTTGTGCAGAACGACGTTTGCCTTCCAAAGCAGCTTTTACTGGTTTGTTATTTTTGTTCCATTCACGATTTCTAGCGTTATGGTTTTCTAAATCTTTTTCTCTGTTTTTACGATGAATTGCTTGTCTTTTTTCTGGGTTGGTTAAAGCCCAAAGACGTGATCGTTCAATGGTTAGCGCTTTGTTGCGCTCGTACCATTCTTTTTGTAACTTTTTTTGGTTTTCTTTATCTCTTGCCATACATATACTAATGCAAAAAACCCCAGCTTTTTGGGCTGGGGTTCAAAATATATTTTTTGATTTTTAGTGCTTAGAGACCAGCTGTACCATAAAGGTTACGTGCATCGTGCCATCCGGTCGCGTAGCGCTCAGTGGCTTTATAACGCATGGAGTCAGTCTCAAAATCTCCCTCCATCGATTTCTCCATTGGACGACGCATTACGAGCATTAAGCCGTTTTCTGCATCAGTCTGTACCCACCAAGCCTTAGATGAGCTCAAACGAGTAACAACGTGTGTGCCTTTTGGCAACATACCTGTTGACTTGATTGGGTTCAAATCGTTGTCAGCTGTACCAGAACGGAGAACCGACTTCAGAATTACTTCTGCTTGGAACTCGAGTGCTGGTGGAACAATCAATTGCTCAGCTTTCAAACGGATACGCTTACCATTGTTGTCAATGGCTGAACGAATCTGAATGAGCATCTGCTCAACTGAAGTTTGTGACAATGAGGCTGCTGTGCTTAAAACGTTGCTGTATGTTTGACCATTAGCAATTGGGTGTGCGTTGCTGTTTAAAACAACACCGTCACCACCAATATAACCAGCGGTAAACGCAAAGTTCAATAGGTTAGCACATAATGTTTCTTTTGTCTCAATCATAGATGAGGCCAAGTGTTTTGCAAATGTGCTGCCGATACGGATGTGATCGCCGTCTTCCATCAAAACTTTGGTCATAGCATAAGCTAAGCCATAGATTTGGTAGATAAAACGAGTGATGTACAGTGTACCGCCTTGATCGTAGCTAACTGGAGTGCCGTCAGGCATTGCAGGAGCTGCGTTCATACCGAACAGCATTACTTCTTCGTGATAGTTACGTGGGATGCCTTGGATCTGCTCAACAAAGCCTTTCCATTCATCAGCACGTTGCTCATATACACCATCAAAGACTTCGTTGATAATCGGCTCGACTACCGCACGAAAGTCTGTACTGCGCATTGGGGTCGCCATTGCTATTTCCTTTCGTTAGTTAATTAGGGAGCCGCTTTAGCAGCAACAAAGCTGTTATTAGCGATTTGTACTTGAACAATCGTGTTAGTATCACCCCAGGCATTTAATTCGCCAGTTGGGTATGCTACTTCACGTCCCAGGCCTACAACACGAACTTGACCTTGAGCAGCAGAAGCTACAGCTGTTGGGTTTAGTGCAGTTGTGGAGAAACCAGCGCCGCCTACACCGATGCTAACACCATCAGCAGTTGTGTAGCCAGTGGTCGCTGAGAAGTTAAATTGCGCACCAATTTTGGTGGATGCAATAGAACCAGCTGCTTGAATTTCGTACACAATTGACGGATCTTGGAAAATCCAAAATATGATTTGTGTAGAGGCATCAAGAGTAGCTTTTGTGGCGTACTTAGAAACAGAGCGACGGCCGTCAGAGTTGGTGTACTCGACACCATCAAATACGCCGTATACTAAAGTTGCAGTTGCACCGCCAGTACCGGTTGTTGAAGCAATAGTTAAATTTCCAGAGGCATCGAGGCCTACAGGTTGATACTGGTAAAATGCTTGGCCAGTGCTCAAAGTGTAAGCTGCAGAGAAGCTAGGGGTACCAGTGACAAAGCTGTTTGTTCCGTTAAACGGTACAGCGCGGTCTAATCCACTTGGGTGGTACGCAGGCTTCATGCCAAAGGGTTTTAATGTTGTGGACATTTTTTTCCTTTGATTAAAAGTTTGTTATGAAAAACGAATATTTTTATTAATCGCTTTGCTCGCTTCTTTTTCCATTTCCAATAAGCCACCTTCCAAAACTGAACGACCGCCCTTATTACTTTGGGCAGTATCACGCACGTTAGCGGTGATATTACGTTGATGCTCGATAGGATCATCGAGATGCAACATTTTCATTACTTCTTGGTAAATGTCTTCTGGTAACTTAAAAAGAATCATCTCGTTACAAGATATACAGCCTTCAAACTTGCCCGAGCTCATTTTACCTAGTCCTTCAAAGCCTTTTCCTAATTCTGAGGCTTTAACTGGTTCATAACCCAACGCTACGCGTTTGTCGATACTGTCGTAAGTGTTAGTTGTCGATAACCAACAAAAATGGTAACCCGGGATTGATCCTGGGGGTACCTCTGGCAACGCACTATTTGCCCATTTGTCTCTGAACGCATCCAACCGTTCTCTGCGTGCTTTATCGCTTTCATCTCCTTTGGAGCGATCGCTGATTACTTCTTGCGCCTTTTCCGCTAAGCGGTCATCTAAGTCGCGTTTGATTCTTGTGTTTGCCATTTTAATTATCCTTTATTAGCGCGGTCATACGATGCGTATGCGCGGATCATTTTGTTTCGTTTGTCTACATCGTCCCATGCACCAGCGTCTTTGATTGCCTGAACACGCTCACGGCTTAGTGTGATTGTGCCTGGCTTGGCGCTGGTTGTGTTTGCTACTCTGCTTGAGGCTGTTGGGCCAGCGGAGCGCCTACTATTGCCACCTTTTGCTGTATAGCGGTGTGGCAGACGTGCAGATAATCGACTGTCTAACTCATCCCAATACTCGGAATCACTTGGATCCCATCCGTCGGCAGCGAGTTCTTGATCAATAACCTTGGCAATTCTACTATCTGTATCTCTGGCTTGTGTATCAAACCAAGAGTTTTTCTTTAACCAACGCTCAGCATTACGTTGCACTTCTGCAGCCATTTCATTTGGCACGTTTTGCTTTGGGCTTTTAGCTGCCTCGAGCTGTTGCTTTTTATAATGTTGCACTTGCTGTAAACGTTGTTTTGCCTCTGTCAATTGCTCCAGGTAATCCATTTGAGCAACTGCGTCACCTTCTTGGGCAGCTTGCAACATCTTCATTTTTGCATACTCAACGCGGGTGGCTTCATCTTCCACTGCCTTGTCAATCTGTGCAAACTGATACGATGATGCTGTATTCTCTACTGCGGCCAAGCGACGGGCTAATTCTTCGTTACGTTTTTCAAGTGCGCTAATCTTGTGTTTAGATGATGCCTCACGCTGTTTGGCTAACTCTTTTTTGAGTCTGCGCTCTTCACGTCTAGCTTCGCGGATTTTCTCACGCTCATCTTCAGTTTCGTCGTTGTCTTGATCATCATTATGATCATCATCTTGTTCGTCCGAACTGTCTTCATCAGAGGCCGCTACTGCCTGGTCCCCATCTTCGTGTTCATCATCAAATCCCTCAGGGGCTTGAACTTTGGCTAGAACTGAGCCGTCTTCTTGTTCCTTAATAGGAACATCTTTTTCTTTATCTGCCATAATTTTCTCTTTTATACAAAAGTTAGTCTACAAACGCCTTCATTTTCTGCGCATATTCAAAATTCTTAATGCGAGAAATGATTTCACGTGCCTGGATGGTAATGAACACCACTGGGGCGCCCTCATCATCTGGTTGCACTACAAAACGATCGCCACCGTATTTAATGGTACGAACTAAATCACCAACTTTACACCAAGGACCTTCGATCCAGGGGGTTAAGTCTTCTGGTGACTTATATGCTAAGGGTCCAATTTGGCTAACCTTGGCAACAGTCTCGTTGAAACGTAACGTCTGTCTGGTTTCATCCACTAGGATGATACCGCCTTTACTGGTTGACTTTTCGCGTCTTAGTTGTACTAAAACACGGTCTCCAGCTACTTCAATACCATGATCAATTTCTGGAAAACATTCTTCTTCTGATCTTGTATCTGGTTCTTCGTTCTTTTTTAAATCAAACACTGTTCAGTGCTCCCTATGACCTTTACAGGTCGTCTTCGTCTTCCCTCAAAATTTCATTAATAATGTTCAATACAGCCTGAAACCCTTCATGTCTGCCAACTAAACGTTGGTAGTCATTAAAGGAATTGACATTACTGCCAGCGGTGAGGGTTTCCGCCAATTTTGCCTGTTCATCTTGCGTTCGCGAGATAATATCAGAAATAAAGTCTTTCATACTAATACTAATGCAAAAGAGCTAAAAATTCCGCCCCAAATATTAATAAAAGTTACCAGTTTTAACATCTTTTAGATTTTTGTCTGGTCCAACTGTGCTTGAACGAGATGGTTTGCCTTTTACGGCGTTATTAGAACGCTTAGATCCAGATGCGCCGGAATCTACTTTTTTGTCGCCTGGGCCGCCTGCGTTGCCTGGTGTGCCGGTCATTTTGTAAGTTTTACGAAAGCCTAATTCGCCGCCGTCTTGTGGGTTTTTTGCCATTTTATTGTCCTTGTGGGGGAGTTGGTTGCGGTGTTGCCGCCATTTGTTGTAATGTTTGTTGGTGCTGCTGATCGTTTTGTTGCATAGTTGCTGCATGGTCAAGACCGGTCTGACGGGCTTGTTGTTGCGCCGCAATTTGCTGCTGTACTTGAGCCGCTTGGTCAGACATCTGGCTTCTTTCTACTTCCAAACCATGTTGACGTAGGTCTTGTTCTGCCGCATTCGTTGCTTCTAGCGCTGTCATATCATGCTCGTGCATCATTGCTATTTGGTCTTGGGTTAGACCCATTTGGGCTGCAATTTGTGCCACACGCTCACGTGATGAATTATTAATGTCCGCCAAGGCAATTTGTGTTGCGCTCTTATTGGCGTCAAGTCTTGTCTGTGTCTCATATTTAGCCTTGAGCTCAGCAACCTGACGCTGCAAGTTGGCAATATCAAGCTCGTACTCCATCTTGTCCTTGGAGGCAGACTGCTCAAGTTTGGCTTTTGATTCAGCGGCTTTACGCTCTGTCTCAGCCATTTGAGTTTTAAGAATAACTTGGGCCGTTGGATCATTCGCAGCAATGTTTTGTTGCTGGGCCTGTTGTGCCTGTTGAACTTTTTGGGCCAACTCTTGAATTTGCTGGATATACGGTGCCATGTCTTGCTGAGAGTCTTGAGTAACCATTTGGGCCGCTATTGCCAGGGCCTGTTGTGCCTCTAGATCTAGTGGTTTCTCTTGGTGTAGCTCTAAAGTATCTCTTCCGCCTTGAGCCTGCGCAACATAGGAACGCATAGACTGCAGATAGTGCAACGTTAAGTGTTGCTTAATATGTTCTAGGGCGTTAGGAGAGAATGATGGGCCAATGACTGGGTTTGCACCGTATGCTGGATCTTGGGCATAGGCTAGGTGAATCTTTATATGAGAGATATGGTCCTGGTCTGGGTACGCAGCTGCCGGTCTTCCCATAGTCATAGAGACGTTCTCTAGCGCAGGGTTAGACTCTTTTGCTCCCATTGGGTTAGGCAATACCTCGTCAATAGACGGAACTTTAAGTTGACCAAGAACGCGACGATAGACCGCACGAATGTCAAACATTCCTGGAGGTGCTGATGTAGCCATCTGTAAGAGGGCTTGGTTTTGTGCAACACGTTGCGTTTCTGAAAAAATGTTAGGATCGGATACTGGACGGATATCTGAGTTTGATGCAAAGTCACGCACTTGAATTTCAGTGCCGGACTGGTTGTCCATCTCGTCTAAATACCAATGATTTAGGCGGGAAATAATTGCCAATGACTTAGCTTGGCTTCTGTGCATACGGGCATGAATGCTGGAGAATACTTTAGCACCCTGCTCAATTAATGCCTGGGCTGTACCAACCGGCATATTGTTGTTTGCCTCGCCAATTTTTTCTTCGGCTGTGCTGACAACTCCCTTGGCCGCGTCTGTTAACCAACCTAAAAGACTAAACAGTACGCTGGATGGCTGGTTAAACGGCATTGGCATAGCCAACTTACGTACGTCGTCTACTCCAGGGGCGCCTTCAATCTCAACTACCTGCGTCGGCTCGATCCTGTCAGACTGTCCACCAATTCGACCGCCTTTGAGTTTAAGTAATGTCTGGCTGTTGTTAATATGAGCAGCGTCAAGAAGAGCACGAAGAGCACCGGTAAGAGCAGCAGAAAGGCCACCAATGAGGTGAGGCAATCCAATAGCGTACGCTCCACGCCAAGGAATAAATTTAAACTCGACGTACCAGTCGAGCTTCTCGAGCTTCTCATCATTACACTCCCAGTTACGGTATAGGCCAACTACCCTGCTTGTTGTCTCATCAATAGTAAGGATATACGGGGCGCGGCGTCCCTCTGTTTCGGCGTCCTCATCAAGGCGGATGTAACAAGTAATTTCATAAATACGACGCAATCCATCAATATTTTTGGATGGGTTTTCTTTACCTTCAATTTTATCGTTAGCCTCTTGGCTGCGAGTTTGTTCGTTTAAGGGTGCGTCAGATGTATATGTGCTGTCAATGTCACAGTACATACCAGCCTCAACGCGTTGCAAAAACGTATCTTCTGTAATGTCTTGAACTTCGGTTACACGGGGAGATGTGTAAAAGTTAGTCGTTGCGTATGGTAGCAAAATATTATCAATTGCAACCCATTCGCATGTAGGACGCTTTTGCTCTGAATCAAAACGCCATTTGAGGAACTGTGATCCACCTAGCGGTAACTGAGTGAGCAATTGCTCCATCTCATCACGGTACTCAGGAACTTGTTCAGATAGCTGCCAGTTAAGAAAATCAACCTTGCGTGAGGCTGTTTCTTCTTTAAGCCTATCAGCTTGACCTTTGATATTTGATTTAACAATACCGTCGGGTGGCAATAATTCTTTGGAGGATGACGCAGCGAAATCAACACATGCCTCAGCCATAATAGGGTGGACGACTTTGGAAGCTCCGTCGAACGTGGCTCCTCCGGGCGCGTCCTTGCCGAGTCCAGTGCGACGAAGACCTTCTTCGTACTGTTTATCTCGTTGTTTGCGTGACTCTTTGTCCACGTCAATTAAATCTAAATACTCTTGTGCTAAACCTTCTAATACTTCTTCGTCAAATATTTCAGCTAAATTTGCATAAAACTCTGGCGCTTCTTTGGGAGAAGATTTAGGGGTAAAGTTAACTACAACG